CTTATCTAAGTAAGTACCATCAGGTCTGACTATGATAAAATAAGCTATATCTTCTATAACTTTTAAACCTATTACTTTTTCTTCATCCTTGAATTTCCACTTAGACCATGAGCTTAGTTTCTTTACTCCACGCTCAAACAACATTTTGTAAACAAATATTTCATTCAGGTTTTCATCTGAGAGAGCAAAGAGTGTGTCCCGGTGAGGAAACAGTTCAAACAGTTTCCCTTTGATATAGCTGGGAACATGGGAAGTAATATCTTCAGCAGTCTCCTCCTGCAGATCTTCAATTATTCCAAATTCTCTGATAACGGCAAAGCCATCAGCATCATCAGCAAAATAGATCTTCCGTCCATTTAGTATAGGATTAATGATCTTGTCGCTTTCATATTCAGTTAACAATGAAAGCTTGGCATTGGTAGGAGTTAAACCACCGGCAGCAAACTGGGATAATTTAAACTGGGCAAAATCACTGAAGAGATAGAGTTCTTCATTGAAGGCTATACCATGATTCAAGATACTAACTTGATTACTTGGAGAAGCCAAGTCAATCATATCGGTATCTAAGAGATCTGTAGCCGTAGTATTATAGAAATTAAAGAACTCTCCTAGTTCAGAGAGTATAATATTTTCTCCTGCTAAGAAACCTAAACGGTTCTTATGGAAAAATAAATCATTTAGTTTTTCTGTAACAAAACTAGGGTCTGGAGCTGTTGTAGCATCTCCAGCTTTTCTATCGGTCCATGTGACTTGGGATAAGGAGAATACAGTTTCTCCAAAGTCAGCACCAAAAGCATCATCCCAAGGATCTTCAGAGGTTCTAATAAACTGAATAGGCATGGTACTAGGATCTAAACTATTAGCTAATTCTGGTTCTACAGTTTCTACCCATTCACCTACATCTTCATCAGCTTGGTTATTATGTTTAATCCAGTAATCCTCAGTCCCTGAACTGGGATCTCCTGTAATTTTTACAATCATACCATCTTTAGTTCTTGAGGGAAGATCCGTAAAATCTACAACACTAGCTTTAACAGCTATACAATTTCCTTCTGGAGCTTCTACATGAAGGGTAAAATCACTACCATCTTTTTTAGTTATATGAACATTTGAACTACCAAACTTGGTAATATCAAATGTAGAACCTATAGCAGTAACTACCTCATCATAACAATCAGTTATTTGAGTAGCAGCATCATTACTAGCATTCATTGTAGAAACTAAAGTTCCATCTACATAGACTAGAAAGCTTGTAGCATTCGTAGCCTGTTTGAGAAAGACAATACCTTCAGGATCTCTTGCGTCTCCTGTAGTTGTTAACTTGGCAGTAGCCGTTGTTTTGTTTAATAGAAAAGTATAGTCAGCTACGGTAAATAATTTAAGATTATCTCTAGCATCAACTGTAGTAATATAAGTTAATACGTCTCCTGTAGCTCCTGAGACGCTCTTAGATGTCCCATCTAAATCCCATACCTCCATTTCAGATCCTGAGAAATCACCGCTGAAATCGGTACTGAATTGGTCTGAAGTGATACTGACAATATATCGCTCATCTTCATCTCGATTAATGAAATGTATGTCAGCATCAGTACCAGTTTTATTACTTAATTTAGCTACAAATTCTAAAGGAGGTCTTTTCTTTAATCCTTCTGCTATGGTAATTAAACCATTTTCTTGGGTTTCACATTGGGAAGCTAGTCTTAAAGAAGGGGGTTGTTGTGAAACTCCATTAATTAAGTTGCTTATTTGTTCTGTTATTAGTGGCATTTACCATGTTTTCCTGTAGAGCTTAGTAGTATTATACATATCTCTTGTACCATACCCAACATTAAATCCAGAACGCTCTCCTTCATCATCTAGTAAATCTGCATAGGCTTCTACTTCTTCTTGTCTGTTTACTGCTTCGGCTGAGACTTGCCCAATAATTTCTTCTTGGAAAATCCTGGCAGCCTTAGTCGTAATGTATTGCCTAGCAGTTTGAGGTATATCTTCAAAATCCAATAGCGTAATTGTAACAGCATCATTTACAGAGGTAGTCCAAGTAAAAGTATTATTATCTAAATCATAAAGAAAAGGAGATCCTTCTCTTCCTCTAATTGTATTCAGCTTAGTAGGAGAATAAATAGATAGAACTGTAGTACCAAGTGGAATTCTACTATCAGAATCAAGAGATAATACTACATCCCATTCAGTATTAAAGTGCCAACCTTTCTGCTGTACTTCCCTGTTGATATTAGATAGTAAATTCTTAGCATGTGTTACATCTACGGTAGTTGCTGTTTCTAAACTTGAAACTGCTGCTTCACCTACAGCAGCTAAGAGCATATTAACAGCTTCTAGTTCATTGACAGGAACTGTAGTAAAGTGTGACATTTTAAGTTACCAAACCTATGCCCATAACTTGAGCAGTTCTAATAGTTAAATTATCTGTAGTATCTATATTAGCAACAAAGATAGAAACATAATCATTAGTAGCCATAGAAGCATA